CACAAATCAAAATTCAAAAAGAGCGATTTTCCAGCAGAAAATCCGCATACGTGCCGTGAACGGAAGCCGATCGCCCGGACGGCAACTTTGTCGGACATCAGTCCTCTTTGATTTTTGCTTTGTCATTTTGATATTTGCTTTTTGATATTTGATATAACTTATTATTTAACAGGGTGTTATATCGATTTCATAAGAACAAACTTGCGCTGTAGTACTAAAAGCACCAAATCCTTTGGAGAGAACACGACGAAGAGAGCAATATTTTTCCTGGCCATCTTCTTCTGGCTTATTATTTGTTCAATCGCACACGGAACTGTTGTTTTGAAGGTCAACGACTCCGATCCGGCAGTTTCCCCGCTGGAGTTGAAAAACCCTGAATCCTTAAAAATCACTTTAACCGATTCCGAGTCATCAAAAACCTGCTATGACTTAACGCTGTCCGCCCTTGTTGGCACATTTTTATATGGAGACCCGAACACATCCGCCTCGTCAGAGCTTGTCCAGAACAAGAAGATTGACATTCAGACTTCCGATCTTGAAAAAATCGGCACGCTCTATTTTGAATTTAGCGATGATTCTGATTCCGGCGCGGCGGTCGTCAGTGTAACAACGAACCAACCGCTTACCATCAACGACCAGATCGTACCTGCGAATACGGAAATCTATCAGCTTGTTTTCTTCGATATATCGCAAGAGGGGAAAATCATTGTTTTCGGAGTCAATTATGACTCGTTAAACTATACCCCACCCGTACAGGAAGAAGTCGCTATCCAGCCGCTTCAGGCGGAATCTCTTGAAGCGGTGGAGTCGATGGAATCGACGGAGATGGCGTTGAGTGGTGTTTCCGGCGGCGGCTCGATGATGATGTCAATGAGTGAGCCGGTCTGGTTCGATGACCCGGCTCAATGCCCCGATCTGGATGAGGACAACTTCGTCAATTTCGCCGATTTTGCCATTTTTGCTGGAAACTGGCTCAAGACGGAAAGTGGTCTGGCGGGCGATTTTAATGAGGACAGTATTGTTGATGTCAATGACCTGATGCACTTTAGCGAGTTTTGGCTGACAGAGGTTTATTATCCGACCTATTCTACCGACCCCCTTCCCTATACAACTTCATTTGAAATCTCTCAAGGATATGCTGATGCCTATTATGGTTATGTTGACCTTGATTATCAGATGGGGTGGCAGGTGAATACGGGCCTTGCGGTTCTTGAGCTTTGGTACGCATTGGTTGGTGAATATGAAATGGAGTATCAAGATGTAATAATAGACGCAAACTCGATTGTTTCAAAACAGTTTGAGGATACAGGCAGTGATCATGAATATATTCATCTTAATTTTATCCCTGCCGTTGATCAGAAAATCAATATCCTCAATGGTTCGGACGTGGTTGCATCCGTATGGTTTGCGGATGATTGGAAAATCTATGTTCTGGATAACGGCAGTTATGTCAATACCGATGTGGACTATGAATCCGTGCGTAATTCCTGCCGAGATTATTATTTTAATTCAATGGATTATGAAAATACATTTACTGACCTGAAATTCAAAATGAATTGGCAGAGTAATACCTACCAAGTGTATTGGAATGGCGAACCGAATGCGATTTCTAATCCGGCGGTGTTTGATCAGAATTACGATGTCTTAACCGCTTTTCAGACGGAAACAGGCGGTGACTGGGGAGTCCTTGATTCGTTGACGATCAGCGACGGGATGGCCGAGCAACCCTGGGTTCGGATTGACTCACCCTGTGCCTGCGATACGGATACCGAACTTCAGGGACACGTCAAGATTATCGGCACAGCACAGGGGTATCATTTTGGCAGGTATGTACTCTTATACAGCCCGGCGGAACTGGCATTTACATCGCAAGGATATATTGATGAGGAGAATTGGCACCCCTTTGCTTCAGGGACGAATATGGTCGAGAACGGGGTTTTGGGGTATTGGGATACATCCAGCATCCCTAACGGATATTATCATTTGGCGGTTATCGTCTTTGATGATCTTGGCTATCCACAAGGTTATCCCCAGCATTATCAGGTGGTCTTCAAAACCCTGTCTGTCGGTGGGACTGTCGTTTATGAGGGGCCGGGGTATTTCCCTGTGGTGGGCGATCTAAAATGCAATACCTTTTATCACGAGGAAGAACCGGAAATTTCCGTTCCTTGGGCGGGACAATTTCCGTTTGAATTTCGGCGCGTCTATAACAACAACCGGCGATTTTATACTCAACCGCTTGCCCCCGGCTGGTCGCATAACAGCCAGATCATCCTGACGGAAAATTGCTGGTACGACTGGGAAACACGGGATTCCGGCCCATTCCTTGTTCCGGCGTATGATGACAATTTTCTTGGATTCGGCTATATCTGGATTCAGTACCCCGACGGTTCACGCCAACTGTTTCGCAACCCAAACCCCGAATATGAAGGCTCTACAGTGATCTACCGTCCCTGGCCGGAAGATAATACGGGAGAGTATATTGAACGAACCAGCTATGACGATGGATTTTTGACCGTTACGGATATTTACTATACACTCCACACCCGCGATGGGATTGAGATGGATTTCAGCGTTAACGATCTAAGTATTCCGTGGAATGGTTTTTATGGAAGTATCAACTGGGAAGTTCAAATTGGTATCAATTCCATGAGCGACCGCTTCGGAAATACGTTGACGTATGAGTGGCGAAAAGCGGACGGAAAACCGGTTGGTGTGTCGAGAATCTCTGACGGCAACAGAGAAATTATTTTTACGTTTGACAGTTATAACTACTACACCAAAGCTGAACTGAAGGTCGGTTCAGTAGCTTACCGCACCGTCGAGTTTGGCTTTGAGGGCCTTTACGAGGGCTTCAACTATGTAGTGACCCAAAAAGGCACTGGAGTTGATGAACAAGGAGTGTATGATCCCAACAATGTCAAAGAGTACATTACGAAATATCAATATGATGATGGCTGGAATCTGCTGAAAATCATCAATGTCAATAATTCCAGTCAGGAAGAAGCACTTATTGAAGTGGATTATGACAACTATGGGCGGGTTTGGAAGCGGAGGGATTATGTGGAATCTGATAATTTCCTTGAAACGACCTATGCTTATACCTTTATTGACCCGAACCTGCCGGGAGAAGACGGCGACCGGCTGATAACGCTTCAGTCCAACGATGCCCGCAGCCTCGTTACCGTGCAAAATGCCAAAGGAGCAACCCTGTCGCAGGATATTGTTCCTTCGGACGGTTGTGCAGTCACCCAGATGACGCTGGTTTATGAAGATTCCGACAACCCATTGAAACCGACAGATGTTTATGAATACTTTGATGGTCTTCAGCGCCATACATGGAACGACTATGATGATTACGGCGATCTGCTTGAACAGCAAACTTTTGTCGATGACAGCAATTCTATTGCAACGGAACTAACCTATCACCCGGATTACGCTTTTGAAACATCCCGGACAAGCTGGCAGGGATTGAACAAGACCGGCGAAAAAGTCCAGAAACTCAGCATTTATGGGAATGCCGATGGCACCGAAAATGAAAACGGGGATTATTTAGTTGCGGAAATGGTGCTTCTCCACGACGGCGACCCTAACGATCCTAATGACAATCTCTGGGCGGTTACAAACTACACGTATTATGACACCCCAAACAAGAAAGGATTAGTCAAGTCCATCACCGACCCGGAAGAATTTGTAACGCTGATCGAATATGACAACAACGGTTATAAAACAGTTGTGCGTAAAGGCACTGATCCAAATAGCACCGAAATTGTGGAACGGTATCAGTATGATGCCATCGGCCAGCTTATCCTCCAAGCCAATCCATTGGGCGGAGTTACACGACATGACTATGACGGATTCGGACGGCTCTATCGGACATGGAAATATGAAGATTTGGCCATAATGTATCGGTCAGACCCCAATTCGTTTCAATCGCCGGTTCTGGCCGAAACCCGGTTTGGCTATGATGAACAGGGCTTTAAGACCTTTGAAAAATTAGACACAAGCGGCGAAATCGACACTTCTTATACTTATAACGGCCTGCCTATACGTAAAACGTTTGATGACGGAAGTTATGTTGAATTCAGTTATGATACACAGGGCAATAAGACACAGGAATATCGCTACGAATACACAAGTCAAAAAGACTGGTACGTTACCTTCGGGTATGACTCGATGAATCGGCTGAAGGAGACAAACTGGTTTGATTATGACGATGCTACGCTTATCAAACGGCAGATAAGCGACTACTACGGCACAGGACAGAAAGCGTATGATGAATTCTTCGGGTATGACGGGTATCCCGAAAAGAAAGTTAGCTATGGTTACGATATTCTGACACGACTGACCAGTACCGTTACCGACCCGGAAGGATTTGCTTTGACCGTCAACTATGGATATGATGCCGCAGGCAACCGGATCAGCACCACAGACCCGAAGGAAAATATTATTTATACCGACTATGACAATGCCAACCGCAGGATAACCGAGTATTTTGCCGCCACAGGCGGAACCGAACACGAAGCGGCTATCCCTGCCAAAGAAATTGATTACTATAACGATAGTAAAGTTCTCAGCGAAACACGCTTTGATTATAACGGCAGTACCGTTTTGGCGTACAGCGAATTTGGCTACGACGCACGAGGCCGGATGATTCAGACGCTCCAACAAATTGATGTCAGTAACAACGCTGTTACGGATTATTACTATTTCGATGCCATCGCAGACCCCAATGAACCCAATGAGCCGGGTATCTTAGCGTCCATTATTATTGAAGACGCCGAAGAAAAGCAAACGGCCATTACCTTAGACGGCTTCGGCAGGCAACTGAAGCGGCTGTATCCATCGGAAGATTATGAAGAATATGTCTATAATGGCGACGGGACTTTAGGGCAAAAGGCAGTCTGGGATGACCAAAGTGTCAAACAATGGATGGACTACTACTATGACGGCTACGGCAGAATAACGGATGTGAATTACCCAGACACGGGATATGCTACGTTTATGTATGACGGCTTTGGCCGCAAGACGCTTACGATAGATGGCAGAAATGTGGTGGACAATATTGGCGGCAGTCATCAAATCAGCTACGCCTTTGATGTTCTGAACAGGGTTGCATCTTATACGGATCAGGACGGCTATACCGTCACTTATCTGTATCGCCATGACGGGCAAAAACAGAGCATCATGGTCGAAGACCCCAACCACGTGAAAATTTACGATGTTCAGCACGATTTTGATACCGCCAATCGATTGTACCTTGTTTGGGACGGATTTGGCAATCTGCTCACGGACTGTATTGCTCATCTGGAATATGACAACAACGGCAATCGTCAAACATTACGTTACTATCCAACCGGCTCATTCATGGGAGCGACGGTGGATATGGGTTACACCTACAACCGGGATAATTACCTGACTACTTACACGACAAGCGGCGGGCCAACTTTTACGTTTGATGCGAGTGGTTCCGGCGATATTGACGGCTTGGGGCGGCTCGTCAATGCTGATGAAACTATCACACCGGTAGGCGGCAGCACGGTGAATCACAGTTATGCTTACAGCTACGATATGCTCTCGCGGTTAAAATATGCCTATACGTCCAATGTAGCCCCGACAGCGTATCGTGAATACGATTATGAATACGACAAAGCCGGTAATATGACCCATGCGGTTTTTGATAACGGCGGCGGTTTTGAACACCACACATACTATCAATTAGACGGCGATCAAGTAACCGGAACAACCGGTACGGGCGGTACTAAATACTTGACGTGGGATGAAAACGGCAGACAGACCAGCCGGTACGGCAATAGTGCAGGGGATTATCCTGTCGGCTATAATTGGGATGGAAAGGCCATCTCCAGCAATGAACATGTTGATCCGAATATGGGTATTGAGGTCAAATATACGCCGGATGGCGTGCGTATTTGGAAGAAGTTTAAATGGAATCTGGCCAGCTATGAACATAAGTATATTGTTGACACCGTCGGCGATGTGCCGCAGGTCTTGCTGATTATCGACAACGATGCTAATGATATTATCCAAACACTCGTTCATGCCAATAATCAGGTGATTATGCAGTATGACGGCGACCGCACTGCCAGTCGGTATTTTTACCTGCATGACCGCTTAGGCAGCGTGCGGGCAATCATTGATTCCAGCGCAGCGGTGCAGAATTGCTATTACTACACGCCCTGGGGCAGCGTTACCGGCAGTGAGACCGAAGAGAACGTGGACAACTGGTATGCCTGGGCGGGCTACTGGTACGAGGACGGTATGGAAAACGGCCTGTCCGCCATGTATTACTGCAACGCCCGCCACTACTCCAGCGGTCGCTTCCTGACCCGTGATCCAGTCAGAGGCGCTTACAATGAGCCGATGACACTCCACCAGTATTTGTATTGTCTGAATAACCCAATCAATGCCACCGACCCCAGCGGTGAATTTGGTCTCGGCCTTTGGATGCGTGCAAAAGATGCTTCTGTTAAAGTAGGGGCTAAGATATGGGCAATGAACAAAATACAAACTCTCGCCACAATAGGAAATGCAATATATAGTGGCTATATAAACACAATTACCGGCCCAGATTCTATGTCTGATTCTGCCAAATTCGCAATAGGTTTTGTTGCAGGAGCGGCTGAAATGCAACTTGGCTTAAAGGTGAATGCTACTACTGGTGCAATGGCTGGATCGTTAATAACAAATATAGGGAACGAATTGTTACGGGATGATAGATCGGCGAGTTCTTTAGGTTGGGCAGCAGGTGATGTTATAATCAGTACGCTCTTAGGAAGGGCTGCAGATTATCTTGAACCCGAAGGTGTACAAGCACTGGAAATGTTCCTGTTGGGATTCGACTGTGATTGGATTTATTACGATGCCCAAAAACTTGTTGAGATTTTTAACTAAATTTGAGGCGTAAAATGAAAATCGAGATATGTAAACCTAAAATCATTTTAGAAATGGTGTTTATTTCTATATGTATTTTGTTTGGAGCAACTGTGATGTTGATACCTTCTTTGCGGGGAATTCCGAAATTGATAATGGACTATGGGATTGGGTTCGGCGTATTGTTCTCCAGCGTTTGGTTAGTTTTTTGCGCCTTGTGGATAGGTTTGTTGGTGACTTTAGCTTTTGCAGTCAAATTGTTGGTGAAAATTACACGTCTTTCCATCAGCATAGAAAACAATAGTATCTTGATAAGTCATAATAACCGTGAATGGCAAATTCCCAAAGAAGACATTAAATATGTTCTTGGAGGCAATAAAGGAACAATGTTGGTTTGGGAAGCAGGCATGGGATTGAAAACTTTTTTTCTAAGAAAATTTTATTTTACTCGGAAATCTTATAATGAAATCATGGATTTTGTTTCAAGTCTCAGTGAATACCAAAACGATTTGAAAGAGAACACCAAAACTCGAAGCCAGCTTGGATTAGACCATATATTTCGGAAAAACAAGTTAGAAAATGAGCTATGAAGCGAAGAACTTCCAGCTACATTTTGGCAACGGTTTTTTGGCTGTTAGCACTTTTGTTTGGCTGGCTGGCAGGTGAAAAGAAAGGGTTGCACTGGGGAATGTTTATTCTCTGGGTGGTTTCGATTACTTTCTTTTATGTAATGTTGCTTCGGGAATTTAGAAACAGAAATAGACTGCAATAGCCAGTGATGGTCGTATTTTGTGAGGAACTGGAAAATACAGTTTTTTCTTGCATTGCCATTTTGGATTTGCTATTATTAAGCAGGATATTTCCGATATGGAGCACAGGGAAATAGAATGACAGTTTGGAGATTACTCCACTTGACTGACAGGCAGAGGGTTTGTCGAGGTGGGTGTTTATATTTTGATGGGAGATGGAAAGATGAACTGTAGAACGATTAAATCCCAAAAAAACTTATTCAGTGTTGCTATTGTCCTCTTGTGTTTTTCGTTTACGAATGCAGGTTTTTTTTCAGTGCCTTTGCCTTCCTTAAATGGAAGACACACCGGATCATTCGACGGCCCCGGCTCAACAGCACATGCGGATTTTCAAACCGAATTTTTGAGTATTGATGAAGTCAGCATCCATCTTATTGGAACATACACTCCGGGAACGGGACATTATTATACTGGTCAACCCGGCAGTGTTTATGGAGAGCTATGGGTATTTACACCGGGATGGACTGTTTTGCCCAGAATATTGCATCCGTCTGAATTCGATTTGAGCCTTCGATTTGACCCTCTTACAAATCCCGAAGAAGATTGGTCAATGTTGATGGATGGCGATGTTGATATAACTTTACGGCTGTTAATGGGGACGGTGTGTGATATTATTGATGAAGTACCGGAAATTGATCTGACATTTGCTGAACTTCTTGTTGAAGGAACGGCCATTCCCGAACCGGCAACCCTGGCCCTGTTGGGTTTGGGCGGATTCTGGTTACGCAAAAGAAGGCCATGAGTTAATTCCTTAGCTATTCTGCCGCCTGTGGTTTGGCGTTCTCCTTGCCACAGGCGGTTTTTTATGCGCACTTATGCCCGTAGGGTGCAAAAATTCATCGGCACTTAAAATCTTGCTCTTTCACAAGTTGAGAATGAAAAATTCGTCCGTCAAATGGCGGCCGTTGCTGCGGCCGACTGGCGTAGGGTGCAAAAATTCATCGGCACTTAAAATCTTGCTCTTTCACAAGTTGAGAATGAAAAATTCGTCCGTCAAATGGCGGCCGTTGCTGCGGCCGACTGGACTTCACCGCCCAAAATGATTCAAACCCGGCAGTTTTTGACAGACCGGTCCTGCGGAGAATGCATGACATATCTGACAAGCCGGACGGTTAAGCGGCCAGGCGGTGATACGATTTGAGCAGTCCGCCGAGCCGTTCGATGCACCGGATCTCGGCGTTACAATCGATCTTATACTTTGGCTCAATGATCCTGCCCAGCGATTGATGAATTCGCTCGTGGTGATAATACTGACTGTACTGCTCCAGCACATACTCAAGCTGATCGACTGAAGAGAGGATCAAATGGTCGAGGCACTCGGTTTTCACGGATTTGACAAACCGCTCGGCATAGGCATTCAGGTCCGGGCTTTGGGCAGGAAGTTTCAACGGTTTTATACCGGTGTCTTTAAGGATATCGGTAAACCCGTCCGTGTTATACAGTGGGTCCCGGTCGTGAATCAGATATCTTTTGCCTTTAAGAAATCCGTCCTCGCAATCTGTCAAAATCCGTGCGATCTGACTCATGTAATTCCCGTCCGGCTCGGGCTTGATGGGTGCAAAGAAGACCTTCCGGCTGGCCAGTTCAATTACGAAAAAGACTGTGCATCGAACCAGTGTTCTGTTTACAAGAAGTTCCACGGTAAAGAAGTCACATGCGGCCAAAACATCCAGATGGCTTTGGATAAACTCGTGCCATGTAGACCTAACTGTTAAATCCGGTTCTGGATCAAAGCCGTTTTCGATAAGAATGTTTTTCACGGCGGATTTGCTGATGTGATATCCAAGGTAGATGAGTTGATCGGTAATTTTCTGGTATCCCCATCGTTGATTCTGCTTTTTGAATTGGATAACAAGGGTGATGATTTCTTTAGAGATTTGCGGCCTGCCAACGTTCCTGCGATTTATGCTTCCGTCGTATTTTTGGGCGATCAGCTTGCGATACCAGCCGATCACGGTATCCGGTGTAAAGAGGACTGTGGTTTTATCGAGCATATCCCGACTGAGCCGTTTGGCTTTAGCTGCCACTCTCAACCGTTGCCGATTGGTTAGTAAAATTCGCTTCTTCTGTTTATCCTGCTGTTCGATGAGTACCCGTACCTGCTCCTTGAGATAATCAATCGCCCGGTAAAGTTCCTGATCGATGCAATAGATCAGCCAAGTGATGATTGTAAGCCAAAGCTGCTGTTTCATAGGTTCCTTCCATTTGCCATTATCAAACCATTCATTATAGCATTCCACTCCTGAAATGACTGGGATAAAATTCCCTCGATTTTGACCCATGTCTTTGTTATGATTCCCCGCTTGAAATTCAAAGGACAACTTGGTCGAAAAGGAATTACTGTGAAACTAAAGCCCCATGCGATGCTGCTGATGATGCTGGCCGGGTGGATCAACCGCCACCAGCAGGATATGATTGAATACCTCAAGGCGGAGAACAAAATCCTCCGGGAAAAGCTCGGCAAAAAACGCCTGCTGCTCAATGACAGCCAGCGTCGACGCCTGGCTATCTTAGGCAAGAAACTCAGCCGGAAGGCCTTGACCGAAATCTGCGAGGTTTTCTCCCCAGAAACAATTCTCCGTTGGCACAGGAAACTGGTCGCCCAAAAGTATGATAGTTCCAAGCACCGCGGGCTGGGCCGGCCGCAGATCTCCGAGGAATTGCGATCTGCGATTATTCATGTCGCTATGAAAAACCGGGACTGGGGATATATTCGTATCCAGGGACAGCTCAAATACCTGGGATTTAAGGTCTCCACCGCCACTATTGGCAAGGTCCTTAAGAAAGCCGGTTTGGAGCCACAGCCCGACCGAAGACGGAAAACTTCCTGGAAAGAATTCATCCATGCCCACTGGGAATCTCTGACGGCCGTGGATTTTTTTACAACTGAAATTTATACCATGAAAGGCCTGACCCGGTACATGGTGCTGGTGGTCATTGACTACGCCACCCGCAAGGTCGAGATTGCAGGAATTATGGAACAGCCTTATGGCGACTGGATGAAACAGATGGCCAAAAACCTGACCGATCCATTCTGCGGCTTCCTTCGACACAAGAAATACCTCATCCATGACCGGGACCCCCTCTTTACGGAGGCCTTTATCCAGATGCTCAAGGCCGGCGGTATAGAATCCGTCAAGTCCATGCCTCTGGCACCGAATTTCAGCCCATTTGTGGAACGGTTTATCCGCAGCATCAAATCCGAATGCCTGGACCGGATGATCATCTTTGGGGAAGCCCACCTGCGATATCTTATCTCAGAGTACGTTCAGCATTATCACACGGAGCGTGCCCATCAAGGGCTGGACAATATGCTCATTGAGCCGCCGCCCCAAGGCACCGGCAAGATCGTCTGCCAGGAGCGGCTTGGCGGGCTGCTGAAGTTCTACCGGAGAGCAGCCTAAAACGGGTGGATGACTTTTCATAAGGTTCTAGGAGAGGCCCCCAGGGCCACCAGAATGGCGCCTGTGGCGGCCAACTAAACCGGGTATAGATAGACGCCAAACCGAGCCAAATCGGCACAAAAAGTGCCTATATTTTTCCCCTAATTACACCAATCTGGACTGGTTTACCCTTGAAGTAGATACTCTCAAAAAGCGGTATAATACGCGCAATGAATGCAATGGGGTGCAATGGGGTGCAATAACTGCAATAAATGCAATAAAGCCCTTGCCCCCCCTACCCAGTTATATATCCTTTTGGGCAAAGGGTTTACGACTTTTACCCTGGTTTTGGAACCGAGGTAGAGCGACTTCCTGTTAACCGCTAGGTCGCAGGTTCGAGCCCTGCTCGGGGAGCCAAAAACAACCAGTGGCGTAAAAACCACTGCTCACGATTAACGGCGAAAAGCCTGTCTGAAAAATCAGGCAGGCTTTTTGTCATTTGTTGGGTACACAGATTATGGCAAGAAAAACTGAAATCACAATCTCAATCGCAACGATGTTTGTGGGCGGTATGATTTATGTTCTTTGGCGGCCAGATACGCTGATTATGTTTTCATGGTTCAAGACATTAGGATTGCAAAATAGCGTAGAAGAGCTTCGTCGTGTGGCATCTCCCTATGCTTCAATCTTCCCCAGTTGGGTGATTTATGCTCTGCCACAAGCACTATGGTTTTTTAGCGGTTTGGTCGCGTTTCACAGTATTTGGGCAACCCGGAGCAAGAAAATCTATTGGATATACTTTTCTGGGTTTGTTTCTATTGCTTTCACAACAGAGTTTGGGCAGTTGCTAAATGTAGTTCCTGGACATTTTGATGTATCAGATGTTCTCTGGCTTCTCATTGCAGGCATACTAGCACTAATTATTACATTTCCTACTATACAAAAGGGAGTATTACGAAATGATACACGGTAGAAAATCAAAGAAACTCGTTGTAGGACATCTTTTGTCCACTTGTGTTGTGGGTATCTTAGTGTTACTTGCTGCGGGAAGTGCAGAGGAAGATCCTGAAACAAAAGCCAAACGGGAAAAATATGGGGACAAGATCTCTGCTTTTGTAATGGCGCAAAAATTCGTGGAACAAAACCTAAAATCCCCTGGTTCGGCAGAATATGGTTGGCAAACAGCAGATGAGTGCGTCACAGAACTTGGCAATGGTGAATACTTAGTTAAGGGCTGGGTAGATGCTCAGAATAGTTTTGGAGCGAAAATACGTAACAATTTTTCTCTTAAACTGACATATATGGGTAATGATAAGTGGCGGTGCACAGAAGGCCCGTATATTGTCGGGCGGTAGCTATTCAAATAGTTTTTTATTCTAGCCCGGTCATGCAAATGGCTGGGCGTTTTCATATCCCACTGTTATCAAACACTTACGGCGATTTCGCCGTTTCCTCCCCGGCTCTCTGCGGTTCTATTCTGGCGACGATTTTTCCACGCAGCCCCAACCAATCGTGAATATGTACCGCCATATCCGCGAAAAGCTCTCTGAACCTCTCTGTCCGGCCAGCGTCGAAATTCTATCTCCAGAGAGCGACCGGCTGACTACCGGCGAAAAACGCCCTCCCGCCTGTTTTCCCCTCATTTGGTTAACGCACTCACCGCTCTGTTGAAATTATTCTGATTGCGGACAAGTCTGATTAACAATCCCTTCCCCTCGCACCCGAATCCCGACAGTTTACGGATTGGCCGGGTATGAAATAGATACGGACATCGTGTCCATTGAATCATTATTTCAACCCGTCGGACGGCGACCACGGCTCAAAGAGCATGGCTTCGTAGGCACAGCCACGGAGACCATGCTATGCGTCAAACGCCAGCCCACAAACTCTCGCCCAGCCAGCGTCGGGCGGAAGTCGTCCAGATTCTCACCCAAGCTGTCCGCCGACTGGCCAATTCTTCGCCCACTTCGCCGGAAACTCTCGGAAATGGCGAAGAAACTGAAGAATCTTCGTTAACTTCCCTTGATGTTTCGCCGGAGTTGAGGCTTCATGTGTGTAACGATAACACGCTGTAAACACAGGAGATACGACTATGGCGACAACAATAGAAACCCATCGGCAACGCTTGGCGCAGCTCTCTATCGGGGAGCTTCGGCTGGAATATGAAAAGGTCTGCGGAGAGCTGACCACCAGCCGACACGCCAAGCACATTATCAAACGAATCCTCTGGCAGATGCAGGCCAATCTCTACGGCGGCCTGAGCGAAGAATCCCTGAAGCGGGCGAAAGAACTGGCTGACCCGACCCAACTCCGGATGACCGCGCCAAAGGCGAAACCCATTTCCGACAACGCCCAGACGGTAACGCGAACGCTACCCGCCGCCATTACCGCAAAGCAGAGCGAGCTTGTAGCGGGCACGCAGCTGGAGCGGATGTACCGGGGCCAGAAAATCGTGGCGACCATCATGGAAAACGGTGTCCGGTGGAACGGCGATCTATACAACAGCTTGTCCGCCGTCGCTAAGGCCGTTACGGGCAACCACTGGAACGGCAGACTGTTTTTCGGCCTGACCAAGAAGAAAGGTAAATCATGAGTAACGATAAAACACCACCAACCATCCGCTGTGCTATCTATACTCGTAAATCGACCGAGGAAGGCCTGGATCAGGATTTCAATTCACTCGACGCCCAGCGAGATTCAGCGGAAAACTACATCGCCAGTCAGAAAAGCCAAGGCTGGCAATGCCTGAGCGACCACTATGACGACGGCGGATTCACCGGCGGGAATATGGAACGGCCCGCTTTGTGTCGCCTTCTTGCTGACATTGACACCGGCAAAATCGACTGCGTGGTCGTTTACAAGGTTGACCGTCTGAGCCGCTCGCTGATGGACTTCGCCAAAATCCTCGAACGCTTTGAAGCCAAGGGCGTGTCCTTCGTATCCGTCACGCAGCAGTTCAACACCACGACCAGCATGGGAAGGCTGACGCTGAACATCCTGCTATCGTTCGCCCAGTTTGAACGCGAAGTGATTTCCGAACGCACCCGCGACAAGATCGCTATGGCCCGCAAGCGCGGCAAGTACACTGGCGGACGGCCTGTGCTGGGTTACAGCATCTCTGAAACAGGCAGTAAGCTCGTCGTCAACGAAACCGAAGCCGAGCAAGTCAAAGCCATTTTCGGACTCTACCTTAAACGTGGCAGCCTGTTGCCGGTGGTCGATGAACTCAATCGGCTCGGCTGGCATACCAAGGAATGGGTTACCCGAAAAGGAACCGTACATAAAGGCCACCCATACGATAAGAACCGTGTTCACGCCTTGCTGAAAAACCCCATCTATACGGGCAAAATGCAATACGACGGCGTTCTTTACGAAGGTGAACATAAAGCCATTATCAGTGAGGAAATCTTCGAGCAGACCCAACGCAAACTCGCCGCCAACCGCAATGTGCCAACCTGCGCCAAACCCAACAAACATGGTGGGATATTGAAAGGCATCATTCGCTGCAAAGCCTGCGACAGCGGGATGAGTCATTCCTACAGCAAAAAGAAAAAGGCGAAGAAGAGCTACCGCTATTACGTCTGTCAAAACGCTATCTCCCGAGGCTGGGCCAATTGCCCGCATCCGTCCTTGCCTGCTCATGAAATGGAACAATTTGTCATCAACGAAATCCGCACCATCGGGCTTGATGAAAATATGATCGATGAAATTGTCAGCCACTCACGAGAATCGGTAGAAGATGAAATTCGTGAACACAAAAAACGGTTGGCATTACTGCAAAAAGAGCTGGCGGGCTACAACGCTCAACTCAAAGGCATGTTGACCATGCCGCATCCTGATGAAACCCAGATCGCCAGCATACGGGAGAAGATAGCCATTACCGAGCGGGATATTACCACCGTAACCACCCGGCTGGATGGGCTGCGAAGCGGCACGCTTACCGGCGCAGACATCCGCACTGCCTGCCGAAAGTTTGATCCGCTGTGGGATACGTTGAGCAACCATGAACAATGGCGAATGCTCAGCCTGCTTTTGGAACGGGTCGAGTTTGACGCCAAGACCGAGACCATCAATATCACCTTTGCTCCCGGCGGCATCAAAACGTTGAATTATCAAACCGCTGAAAGCGGACTTCAGGAGGTTAGCATATGAGTTACACAGTCAGCCGAAAGATTCATTTTCGCAATATCCATCGGCCATCGGGCTTGCCATCGCATAATAAAACTCGCCGACCGAGAAAGACCATCCAGCCCGGCGAAAAGCCCAAACGCAAAACATACCGCACGCAGCGAATCAGCAAGCTGATGGCTCTGGCGATTCACTTCCAGCAGATGCTCCGCGACGGCGATGTCGAAGATATGTCCACACTCGCCCGTTATGGCCAGGTTACCCGTGCCCGCATGACCCAGATTATGAACCTGCTGCTGCTCGCCCCGGACATTCAGGAAAAACTGCTGAACCTGCCACAGACCACATCCGGCCGCGATACCGTTATCCTCCGCGAGCTGCAAACCGTCGCTCTCCAGCCCGACTGGACTGTCCAGCAACAGATGTGGTACGAACTTTATGGTGATATTTCACAGAAGTAGTCATATTTCGACTATTTCCTAAAGATATATTGACTTCCTGCCGAAAATACAGTATATTTAATAGAAGTAGTCACTTGCGACTATTTCCCTGAAGGATTAAGGCATGAACAGACTGACAGAACAATTTTTTAAAGCCCCAACAGGGGTATTCACGCAATCGGACGTGGCCGCTTCGGTTGACGGAACGGATTTCAGCCGTCACGGGCTGATCAAAAGGGCTATGTCTGCCGGGGAGATTCTAAATATTCGCCGGGGCCTGTACTGCCTGGCTCCGGAATTCCAGAAAAAGCCGGTTAGCGTTTACAGTTTGGCCCAGCGGATTTATGGCCCCAGCTACATCAGTATGGAGACCGCGCTGAGTCACCATGGCTGGATTCCAGAGGCGGTCTACGCCTGCACTTGCGCGAGCTTCGGCAACAGTAAGGAATTCGAGACACCTCTGGGTGTGTTCAGTTACAAGCGTGTTCCACAGCATACGTTCTTCCTTGGCGTTCAGCGATGCAACGATGAAAACGGCAATGTCTTTTTCATGGCCTCGCCCGCTAAAGCGCTGGTTGACTATCTCTACGTTCACCAGTTGAAATGGACGAGGATTGACGAGCCTATCGACAGCCTGCGAATCGATGAGGATGAACTGGCCTGCGTTACGGCCGAAGAACTCGAGGCGTTATTGGACAATTACAGCAATGGCCGGATCAAGCGTTTTTTGACCGGTTGGCTTGGTGAGGTGAAATCATGAGCGTACAAATGATCCAGCAGCGATTGCTGAACTATAACTGCAAAACGGATGTTGAGGAGCAACAGGCTATTCGCGAGATTACGCAGGAAGTGGTGCTGGCCGCTCTTGGCCGAGGCGACTTTTTCAAACATGCGTTATTCCAGGGCGGAACTTGCCTGCGCATCTTCTATGGTCTGAATCGTTTTTCGGAGGACATGGATTTTATTCTGAGAGAGGCCACTCCTGATTTCCAATTGAAAGACCACATCAAACATCTGACCAATGAACTGGCAGCCTACGGATACAACATCGAAATCACCGACCGCGACAAGGCCGATGCGACGGTTCAAAAAGCATTCCTGAAAGACGATTCTCTCGGCAAAGTGATTGACCTGCGTCACGCCAACCAGACCGGCCCGATGGCGAAAATCAGAATCAAACTGGAAGTGGACACCAATCCGCCTTCGGGTAGCGGTCATGAGTTGAAATATCTGGATTTCCCGTTTGTTTCGTCGGTGGCCGTGCAGGACAGGCCCAGTTTATTCGCCGGAAAAATTCACGCTCTGCTCTGTCGTGAGTATATCAAGGGACGGGACTGGTACGATTTTATCTGGTACACCGGCAATCGCACCGGCATCAATTATGATTTTCTGACTTCGGCAATCAATCAACTTGGCCCGTGGCAAGGCCAATCCATCACGGTAAACAAGGCGTGGCTGTTGAATGAGCTGGAACGGAAAATTACCTCAATGAACTGGAAACAAGCCGCAGAAGATGTCCGGCGTTTTGTGCGAGTGGCGGAACAGCCTTCGCTTGATCTATGGAGCAAGGAGCTGTTTTTGGGGCAGCTGGACAAGCTCAGATAAATAACGGTCTAAACAGATACTATAGTTGACAAACCCACTTCACTTGCAGATAAGTGCGGAGAGTTTGTCGAGTTCATAAAAGCAAAACTACTCCGCCAACCTTGCTTCGTCCCATTCACCATAGGTCTGACCGGTATCTTTGACTTTCCATTCACGACGACCGTTTGACGTTCGTCCGGCGATTACGCCAGATGCAGTACTGGGACTTCCGAAGGCGTAATTCTCAGTAAAGCGATATTGCCCGCCGCTGGCTTCTTCAAGCACTCCAGTCGCAAGAAGTTCCTGCCTAATCTTCTCCATATAGGCGTGAATTGAGGCGGTTGATTCTTTGCGAACCAAAGAACCTTCAAGAACAACAAATTCACCATTTACTAACTTCGCCGTGGCAACAGCATCACGAGCTTTAAATTCAAATAAAGGAGACTCCACAGTGCTTTCGGTGGCATCCTTTTTAGTAATGATTGGCTGTGGCTGTAAAAGGCTAATGCCAAGAACTGGTAAGACCATCTGCATTTGCTCAAGAAAATATTCCATGTCGGCCAAATCAGATTCCGGCAAAGGAATATTAGCAGGACTTGGGCTGGAGCCATTCTTGAGCGGCATTCGCTTGGCTTCTTGAGCAACCTGAATCATGCGAGCTTCAAGGTAGCGAATGTGGCCTTTGGTAAGGTTGTCATCTTTCTGCGTAAAAAAGCAGATGCGATCCCAAAAATCCAGTGTTCGATGGTGTTCCTTGATTCGGCTGGCGATGTTCTCCGCTTCCCCGATATAGGCAACAGGCAACTGTGATTCTTCGTCTTGGCCGGTGAGAATATAGACCCCGGGCTTGGTGGCCTCTGATCTTTGGGTAAGTTTTTGAACTTCAGAACGTGGACATGCCAAGGCAATTCCTGTCCATTGCTGTAATTCAGCAATGGTCAACCCATTGGGTTTGCCTTCTGTGAGAAATAGTTTTATCGTTTTTCCTGCCATGGCTGGTTTCCACAAGTCTAATCATTTTAAGACAATATATCAGAAACCAGCATTGAAGACTATGATTTTTTGTGAAATGTTATTTGATTCGTTTGAAGCCCAGTGTCTCGCCGCATTCTTTGGGGAGCATTTCACGAAGATAGGTATCCATCACAAAGTTGAAGGTGTGGCGGGCAGCTTCGATATTTTCAGCTTCGTATTGCTCTCGGATTAGTTCGTAGGCAGCGAGATCTTTTTGGTGCTGTTGCGAACCGTCAGATTCGGTTTTGAGCTTGGCTATTATGGCATCCAAACCTTCCAAAATCACCTTTTTATTTTTCATCATAAAGCCTTTCTTGCCAATAAGTTGCGTTCGTTGTCACGACTCCATTGAGCCATGTATTTTGCGATTCATCCAGTCAATTACTCCAGTATTTACAGTAATTTAAGAGATTATTTCGCCGTCTGGTTTGGCGGTGAAATTGGCGGAATTGTCGTCCATGGCAGGTGGATTTCGGAAACCTGGCCAACCTCGGTATCGGTTATGGCGACGACGGCCACGTAGCAGTCTACGGTCTGGGTGTAGGTGGTCTGATATTCGCCTTGACCGTCGAAGTAGTTGACGGTGATGTCGGGCTGGACGCTTGTATCGACCGGGGTTGTGTCGCTCAGCCAAATGGCGAATCGCATATCGGCGGGCGCGTATTCGGCGACGATGTTCCATTTCAAAACCGGCTGGAAGTTGAGCTGCGAAATCTCCCGTCTTAGATTCTGGATAACCGGCAAGCCTGTGACTTCCGTTCCGCCATCGCCGACCTTGAGCGTCAGCAACTTTCGGGATCGACAGTCCCGCCAGAACAGGTCCGATGGTTTGGCTTCAATCTCATAAACGCCGTCTGCTAACGGGGTGTTTTCGAGTTTCTTTTCCGGCACATCGGCGGGGATAAAGCCGAGCTCTGCGGTCTGTTCGGTCGCGGTATTGCGGGCGATGATCCGCCAGCCGGTTTGGGTGTAGGCGTTATCGCTGTCCGGATTCAACTGGTGTTGCAGATGCCGGATTGAGTGTGCCATCTGGAATGTCTTCCCGGTCAGGTGACGGACGCAGAAATCCCGCATTGCCTGTGCGATGGTTTCATGGCGGGCCGTGAAGCGGTCGCGGTTAATAGCGAAGAATCGGCTACAGGCGTCGATGCAGTCAGGTCGTTTGAATTCGATCTGATAGCGGAGGGCTTTGTAAAAATCGGGACGCGATGTCGCAAATAATCCTCGGCTGGCAAAGCTGCACGGCGAGATGCTGAACACGCCACGCAGCGGAGCCGGATCGGACTGCATTGAATAATGGCCGTAATAGCCATAGCTGTAGCTATCGGCGACGAGGAAATACTCGCCGGTCACGCTGGGCGTGTAGGCGAAACTCGCCGTACCGGCATAATAGGTGTAGGTGCTGGAGAGATTGGTTTTGCCGTCGCGATCATATAGCCGGAAATACATCCGGTACAGATCGTCGAGCATGTCAAAGGTAAAGGTATATTCCTGTCCGGCGCGGAGTTTGAGCTTCCAGTAATCGCGGCGGTTGCCGGTGGCGTCATTGGCAGTGTGGCCGGTAATGGTCTGGCCGTCTTCGCTCTGCTCGAAATCCCAATCGAACGCCCGAAGATAGCAGAAACCGTCTTTTGTGACTGGCGGGTTGAATGCTGTCTGGACATCCGGGGCGAAGTAGAAAAACCACGGCTGATAGTCGTCATATTCAATCTGGAAGCCGTCAGCTGGTTCGGTAGTGTTCAGCGACCACGCAGCGTTGGAATAATCGGTCTGGATGGTGACACTGGGCGTACTCAACCGCCAAAGGCTATAGTAAGAATCCCAGGCGAGTTTGTAAGTGCCAGCGGCATTCTGCCAGCCTTCTTCGTCGCTGTCGCCAACTCCACTGGCAGCGTATTTCAGCGCAATCACATCGAGGCCGTCGCGGACATAAAGGTATTCCGGCCAATCGTGAGTATGGCCGCAAAGCGGGTTGGATAGGATAAGCTCATTGATGATCAGCGGCACGGCGTCGCTCCACGGGCCGTAACCGTAGCTGTTGCCCGCTCGGACCCGCCATTGATAGGAACCGAGTGCCAGCGTTTTGTTCAGTGTGCGATTGGGGTAATCGCTGAGCGTCTCGACTCCGATTAATTCGAACTCGAATCGATCCGCCTGAAAGACCGCCGTCCAGCGGAAGGTCTGGTTGTTGGCGAAGGCCTCGCCGCTAGGCCCGATCAGGCGAGGCGGGTTTGTCGGTGGCGCGGTGATCGGCGGGTCGGATTGCGGCGATGTCGGCGGCGTGAATTCGTGATCGAATACGCCATCGTTTTTGAACAAACGCAGCTCATCAATCTGGCCAATGAACTGACTCGAGCCGGAATAGTACGAGCCGATACTGAAATCATAAGTCGGCGCGATACTGCCGGTATTAGTCATGGTCAGTTTCAGTTGCCCGTTGATATAGGCAAACAGGCATCGACCGACCCGGCAGATCGCCAGGTGGAACCACTGCTCGGTCGGGATGTCCGCAATGTAATAATAGCTGCCCGCGAAATAGAGCCGCAATTGGTTTGAACTGTAGGTGTAGGCGGACAATCGCTGACCGCCGAGATCAAACAGGTATCGACCTGTGGTGTAGTTGGTGGGGAGTTTTATCCAGCAATCCAACGCGCAGTCGCTGGTGCCTATCTGCCAGTCGGAAGGCTGGCCGATGATAGCGTATTGCGTGCCGTCGTATTTGCCCGCCTCGTCGAACTTGCCCGTGACATATTCCACCTCGCCGGTTTCTATAACGGCATAATCGTTTCCGGAGGCGTCGAAGATTCCGCCGTTGAAATGACAGACAAAATCGGGCGTCGCCTGCGGCTCTGTAACCACTGGTTGGGCGGGCAGGTATTCAATGGTTGGAGGCGTGAAATCCTCGATCCAGATGGCGGTGCCCTTGACGATGCGGAATTCATCGAGCAGGCCGTCGAGATGAACGCTTTCGGAATTCTCCGCCGAGCCAAGATAGAGGTTGCCGTCGTTGTTGATATTGCTCGGCGCGAAAGCGGTCATCCAGGTTGCGACACCATCGACATAGAGCAGGAAAACGCGGTTGACCCGCACCAGGGCGACATGATGCCACTGTCCGGTCTGGATGGTTCCGGTCGGCGTGTACCAGTAGCTCCCTGCGATGTAGAGGCGGATTCTGCCATCACTGTAGAAGCAGAACTTGAGGTAGTAGGAACTGCTGCCGGCCGAATCGACGAGATAGAAATCGCCATTGTCGTAGGAATCGACCCGCACCCGGAAATCCAGCGTAAAATCATCGCCGCCGAGTTTGAGCGAATCAAGATTCTCGTATTTGATATTGCCGTATTTGAAGCGAGCGGCCTTGTCGAATATGCCCGTTTCAAAATCGTAACAGCCGCTTTTGACCGGCAGCGTTTCGGAAATATCCGCGAACGAGTCATTGAAGTGCACCAGAAAATCCGCCGGTTGATCTCTTGTGGGCTTGGGCAGGCTGGGATAGGTGATCGTCACATGTGAAGCGTCGAAGTCGGTCACCCACCGGGCGGCGTCCTTGGTGAACCGCACATCCTCGAGCAGGCCGACGAGATGAACGGATTCACTGTTTTCCGACGCGCCGACGTAGAGTTTCCCGTCAGGATTGACATCGACCGAGCTTGACCAGTAGGTCGCCTTCATCACCCCATCGACATAGAGGATCAGTAGCCCGCCGGTTCGCACCAGAGCCACATGGTGCCATTGGCCGACGACGATGGCGTCGTAGGCGTAGAAGTAACCGCCGCCGACGTAAGTGCGGATGCGGCCATCGGAATAGAGCAGCATTCGCAGATAATTGGAACTGCTACCTATGGTATTGAACAGATATACCGTGCCGGTGGAGAAGTCATCGACCTTGATTCGGAAATCGAGCGTAAAATCCTCCGTGCCGAGTTTCAGGCCGTCGTGATTGTCATAAAACAGGTTGCCGTAGTTGAAGCGAATCGCCTTGCCGGATGAGCCGTTTTCAAAACCGTAATGGCCGTTGAATTGGGGTTCGACCGCATTGTCGGCCCGGTCGAAGGCGTAATAGTTATCGTCAAACGGCAGCAGGAAATCCCCGCTGGTGTCGTCCGGAATCACCGGCGCGGGCGTTCCGCTATATTGCGAACTTGGCGGCGTGAATCCGTTCCACCATGCGGTTTCAGCATGGTCGCACAGGCGGAACTCAGCCACACCGGATGGTGGTTCGCTACCGGATAGACTGTTACAGACTGCCAGTCCGCCTGTGGGCAGAATACTGGCGGCATTGCTCCATTCCAGAACTTGCGTGCCGGAGATGAACATTCTACAGACGCCGCCGCTTCGAATCACCGCGACGTGGAACCACACGTCGTTATCAAATACGCCGTAGGCGGTTGTCTGATATGAGCCGTTGACATACAGCCGGGCGTAGCGATTGGAATAATTGAACTGCACAGACAGACGTCTGCTTGTGCCCAGTTCAAAGGGATATTGATAGCTCGAACCACTGGAGTTGATTTTCACCCAGAAGTCTATCGTAAAATCACCCGTGCCCAATTGCCAGTCGCTGTGGTCGTCCAGCTTGAGCCTGCCGGTATTGGCCCGCAGACCTGTCCCAAACGGGCTGTCGGTCAGAAAGCTGAAATAACCTTCCGTGATGGTCGCGTGGTCGTTGCCACTGCCATCGTGAAAAGACTCATCGAATTGAAGCAGAAGTTTTGTCGCCATGCTTAGCTCCAGAGCGCAATAGTATCGGTGCGGATTTGTTTGCGGGCTCGGTGGTTATCGACGATGGTCTCGCGACGCCAGACGCCGACCATCTCGCAGGGAGCCAGGTCGCCGATATAGATCGAATCGTTGACGCTGGCCTTGTCGGCGAAGGTCAGACCGGCCGGTGGGGTCGTTTCATCGATGGGACTGCTGAATACGCCGCTGACATCGGGTGCTTCGACGGCGATATCCACATCGGCCAGCACTTCGACATTGTCGCCTTGCTCCCAGTTGACGGCGGTAAACCCTCGCAGCCCTGTCCCGGCGTCGGTGGTGTAGAGCGTCGAGCCGGAGCGATACTTGATATAGCGGCAGTCGTCGCGTGTAGTGTTCTTTACCCAGAAGGAATTGGTCGGCCAGTTGGCCGGGTTGTCAATGGTGAACTTGCCAGCGTTGGTTGTCAGCGACAGGCTGGAGGTGATTGTCGTGGCCGCGCCTGCAGGCTTGGCGGTATAGACGCTCAAATCAACCATCGTATCAACCGGATCGTCATTACGCAGGACTTCGAGTCGATAACGTGCCTTGCCGCCAGCGCCGTCGGCGGTTTCGTAGCCTTCAAAGTCCGGAGTGAAGACCGCCTCGGGACAAGTGAGTGTGACTATTTCGGTGGCGTTGCTGACTGGCAAACTCGCGGCAACCACGTTGATCCGAAGGTAGCTTTGGGCGTTTTCAGCGAAAATCACACCGTCGGTAATATCACCGGAAACATTCAGGCCAACGCCGTATTCCTCGCCCGCCTTCTTGAGATATAGTTCATCCAGCGTCGCGTCGTAGTGAAGCGTGATGTCACCTTCGCCGAGCAGGCCGCTGGCTTTGGTAATGGTCACGCCGGTGATATTCGCCAGCGCGACCGGCTGAAGCTCGGGTTGATATCCAGCCGCCATGAGGGCGAAGGTTTCCTGTGAGCTTCTGCGATTGCCGCCGATGACCAATCGGAAGGTGTCACCAGTCTGCGGGATGGCGGGCAGGTCGCGGGAAAGCGTCAGCGTATCGGTCGTTGCGTCAAACGAACGCACATGAAAGAAACAACCTTGCAGTTGCGGTGTGAGCGTGTCGCCGTCGAACCAGCCGATTGCGCCCGCCCAGTAATCGTCGGATTCGGTCAGTGCCGCATCGGTGAGCGTCCGGGCGGCGGCTGAATCGACGGTGTACTGCGTTAGCGCGTTGCCGTCGGCGGCGATATATCGGCTGGGGAAATAGGTTTTCAGTTTATCCGCTGTGGGTGTAGCCATGATTTATACTCCAATCTCGAATGTGAATGTTCCGGGTAAGTCTCCAGCGGTGACGGTCAGCATCGTGGGCGGCGAGGGAAGATCGCAGGCGTAGAACCGCCATGTTTGACGGGTGGACTCGTTGCCGTATTGATCGACCGCTTCGACCCGAAGGAAATGCCACACGCCGCCCATCCCAATCAGTTCAATGGGGCATTTGGTTTCGGTGATATTCGCAAGGCCGTCATAGATTCTGGTTTCCGCCGCCTCGCCGTTCTGATGATAGATTCGATAACGAACCGCCGTTTCGACCGGGTTCCATCGCAGGGTTGGTCTGGTATTGGGCGGGACATAAATCGGCTCGGCGATTTGTTCGATGGGCAGGTCGTGAACTTCAATCACCAGAACATCATCGACGGTAAACGGAATCCCGACAGATCGCTGAAGCGTGTCCATCAACAGCGGCCCGAATATCTTTTCGCCGCCATTGATGATGATCCAGCTTACCGAGCCGCCGTCGGCGACCTGCCAGTGCAGATCACACCAGAGGCTGTTTCGCGGAGTAATGCGCACGCTATTGTTAACCATCGAATCCACCCTCCGCCTGTTGTTGTCGATATTCTTCGTACCAATCGCAGGTCAGGTTCAACCAGCGTTCATTGCTGAAGCTGACTTCACGCCACTGAATAGGTTCAAGCGGATTGGCCGGATCGGGCGTACTTGTTCCACCGTTGTTGAGCCACGTTTCAAATTCATCGATACCGGGCGTCATGGTCGAGCGAGTCATCGAGCCGGAATTATCCACGCAGATCACCACTTCCTGCGGGTGGGGTTTGTCGCTTCCGCCTTTGCAGTTGTTGTAGGCGTCGATCATCTGCTGACCGCTTGGATTGCGGGCGATGGTGCGATATTGAATTTCCGGCGGACAGCTTCGACCGTCGGGGATGATGTCGTAACTCTGCCCGTCAACCTTGTGGACGGCGGCATGTTCCGGCGGGCCGTATTCCTCGACCAGAGCATTCCACCAGGCCACATCAGCGTCCCACGCCGCTTGACCATCGGGGGCGTAAACGCTGTTGGCCTCGTCGATGAAGACCATGATCATACCCAAGGCCGTCCCGCCGCCTTTGACCGCGACCGTCACGCCGTCGCAGCCTTTGACCGGCAGGCCGATCTCGTCCTGCTGCGTCATGGAGGTGACTTTCATGGCAATCGCGCCCGTCGTGACCTTCGCGGCGATAGCCAGTTCGCCCTCATTGGTTGGTGTGCCGAGCTTGTAGGCGATCACCCGATGATCTTCACCTCGCATGGCGATCAACGTGTCGTTTTGCTTGAGGACTCCCATTAGCTTTCATCCTCCGGAATGATGTCGAGCGTAAAGGTATCGCCCTCGGTATTGCCGTCCGAATCGCAGTGTTTGACATCGATGGTGTCGCCTGATGAATCAGCCACCGCCTTGATCACCGGCGGCAAGCCGGAGTAGCGAACATAAGCGAAGTCGCCGTCACTGGTCGATTCGGTTGCCAATACCAGAAAGCCAAATCTATTTTTTGCCAGTTCAAAGTAACCAGACTGTGTGCCGACAAAATCGCCCGGCGATATGGAGCTTGCCGAATCTACTGCAAAACGCATTACCTCACCGACATGGACGGTTCCTATCTCTCCCGCCAGCAAATCCAGACCGCTGTATGGCAGCACGTTTAGTAACGAGTCACCGGTCGGCTTGACGACATTGAGTGTCCAAGGATCAGGGCCTGCTGACTCAACCTCGCACGCATCACCTTCCCACAGTGTTGAGCCGGTATTGTTCTTGAACCGAACTCGCGGGAAGTCGTTCACCGGAAAGTCAATCAATGCCCATTTAACGCCGACTCCATCCTGCTTCCAGAGAACGCGACACACACCGTCATTGGAACTGAACAGCATCATCGGATCATCCGGAATGGGTGATGCATAGCTGTGTTTGTCGTCTAAGAACTGAATCTGGATAGGAGTAATGCCGGTGACAATCGCCCGTCCGCATTCATTGTTTTTGATCGGATCAACCAATACGACAAATTTCATCTCGTGCTGCTTGGCTTCGTCAATGTCGGCAATCCTCTTACAATCAAAGACGGGCTGTTCGGTGCGGAAGCATTGGATCGTTTCTTCGTTGTCGGGTTTGATTGCCAGATCATCAATACCCAGCACTGAAAGCTGATTTTGATCTTCACCTGATTTATTGCGAATTTTGACAATCGTATTCTGACGATTAGTTGGTATCACAGAACTGGTCATCGCGGTTTGGCGCTGTCGCACAAATTGCGCAGCGTCGATAAAGGCGTTCCATGTGTCAGCCTTGGGTGAAAATGTTTGACCTTTGGCGACCTTCTTCATGAGACAGCCTCCCCAAGGCCGAGGCCGGAGAAGTTCGTCAGGTAGTAAACCTTCTCCACATAGGCCGCGACGGGCTTTTTGACGATTTGCTTTTTAGCGTCGTCCACTTCGTCACCATACCGCACCCACAAATATTCCCAGCCCCACTTGGCTCCGACCGTAATATCGCCCACACGAAAGTTGCTGCGGTTCTGACTGACCGCGAAACGATAGGTGATCTCCCATAGCGGATTTTCGTCATCGTCGCGTTTGCTGCCGGAAGCGCCGAGAAACAGCACCTCACCCGGTTCGAATCCTCGAAAATAGTCGCCGTTGACCATGCCCGTCCTGCGGGCGAGATTGGCGATGAATCCGGTCGTCACCACGCCTTCGGGGAAGTAATGCGTTTCGGTCAGGTTCAAAGTTGGTTGGGCAATATCCACACCCGCGACATTTTCGCCATCGTAGCCGATCGCGCCTTTGTAGTCCGGCGCATCGGCTGGATAGCGGTTGACCGTCTCGATGGACTGGGTAATATGCTGTGTGCCGCCGCCGGTATCAAAGGTGTAAACGGCTGGCGGAATTTCCTCTTCCTGATAGTCCTGCTTCTGATAGCGGACAACGACTTTGAAGGTGTCATCGTTGATACGTTCTTCAACGGCTACGCTTTCACGGGGCATCCACATAAACGCTGATGGCGAGTTGTTGTAAACAGCGGCGATAGCGTCGTCTTCGCTGGCTGATTCGAAGACAAAATACGGCACATCGGCGGCGGTGTAATTGCCGTATTTGTTGACTGCCTGGGTTCTGTCGAAAAACGCCTGTTCCACTCTTGCCACAATTATTCCTCCAATTATCCAAAGACCACGCCAGCTGGTTGTTGCTGATCGAGTTTCTGGTTGGTTTTCTTCTGCTGCTTGACCATCTCGGCGGTGTTGCTGGCCACAGCGTCGGTCGCGCCCGCCGAGGCGAGAGCGCGAATACTCATCGCGTTAAACGATCCCTGCACGTCGACCTTGTCCGTCGCCGCCGATAGGCCACCGCCTGCGGATTGGATTTTCTTCATCAGAGATTCGATATTCGCCGATGTGTCGGTTTCCGGCTTGTCGTCTCCCGCTTCGCTTTCACCTCGTTTTTGAGCGGCTTTGGCAATGGCGGCCTTCCATTCATCACGGGCGTCCTTCAAGGCCTGGGCTGAATCTTTCAGGTCGGATGCGGCTTGATCGCTCATAGCGGATTTTTCCGCTTCAGCGGCTTTGTCGATTTCATCCTGAGCGGCCCGCATCTCGGCGAGCCTGCCCTGATTGCCGATTGATTTCTGACGATCTAGTTCACTCAGACGCGAAGCCTGCTTGTCTTCGAGAGCCTTATCCTCGGCGGCGTTTTCCTTACGCAACTGATTGAGTTTGGCGGTATGCTCGTTTTCGAGCTTGCTCATCTCACCGTCGAGAGCGTCCATTTCCTGCTGGTAGGAATCGCGCACCGCCTGTTTGACAGCGTCCTCGTCAATCGACTCATCGAAGAAGGCCATCACGCCCACGACCTTTTCAGCAATCCAGCTTTGGGCGGCCTTGATGCCTTTGCTCACGCGATTCCACGCCATCAGAATCCCGCTGCACAGGTCGATCCAGACGCGAGAGAAGAATTGCGTCACTTTCAACCAGCCGTATTCCAGTGCGTGAAAGGTTTTCAAGATCGGCTCGGCGATGCCGGTCTTGATGGCGATTTCCTTGAGAGCGAACCATAGTTCCTGCCAGAGCTTCTGCACGCCCGCTTTGAGATTCACCCAGACCGTCAGCGTCGCTTTTTTGAAATCCATCCAGAGCTTATAAAGCGTGTTGATACCTTTCTGGAACACGAGCTTCAGCGACAGCCAGAGGATTCGACCTGCCAAGGCGATGTCCCCGGCGGCCAGCGCGTCGCCGATGCCCTTGAACGCCTTCGACGCGACATCCTTGAGCCAACGGAACTTTTCGCCTAGCCACGCCAGCGCCTTACTACCCGCGCCAGTGACAACCAGAACCGTCGCACCCAGAGCAGCAACCGCCGCAATAACTAAACCAATCGGTGAGCAGATCGCCGCAAGCACCGTCCCGGCAATACTGATCGCGGTTGTAAACAGCGTGATGATTGCCGACAAGCCACCAAAAGCTATCGCCATGACCTTCGCCGCCATTCCAACGGTGATTAACGCCGCGCCGATTCCGCCGACGATGACGACGGTTTTCGCAATGGAAACCACCAGCGATTTATTCTTCTGTATGAGCTTTTGCAGCCAGGTTGCGAAACTCATCACAGCCTTGGCAGCTTTGGAAACCTTATCCGCCAGTGCTTCGCCGATGACGCTCAATACGGAAAGTCCCGCTTGCTTAAGTCGGGCGAAACTCGTCGCCAATGTCTTGCTCATCTTGGCGTAGGCGGTCTCGGTCGCACCGGCTCGACTGGCCATCGCGGCAAGGTCACCAGCAAAACCTTCCATGTTTTTCAATGCGGGCAGAACACCGCGCAACGCCCGGACGTTGGGGAACAGTTTGCTGATCGCGTCGGGCGGAAGGTGACTGATCTTTTCAAACACACCCTGTAGACCCTCGGCCTGCAAGGTCGCCGAGGACATTTCAAAACCGAGGCTGCGGGCATACTCGGCGGCCTCGTCGGTCGGTTTGAGGAAGGATGAGATAATCGCGCTGACGGCGGTGATGGCGTTGTCGGTTTTAACGCCGTTGCGGGTCATGGTGGCCAGAGCCGCTCCGAGCTGCTCAGTCGATACACCTGCGGTTGCGGCGGTCGTGGCGACCATGCCGATACTCGGTGCCAGTTCGGCGAAGGTCGTCTTGCCCCGTTTGACGATGATGAACAACAAGTCCGACACGTCGCCCGCCTTGTCCGCCGAGAGGCCATAGGCGTTGAGCATGGTCGTGATCGCGTCGGCGGCGGTGCCGGTATCGGTCAGTCCCGCCTTGGCGGCCTTGGCAGAAACCGCCAGCACGTCGAGCGCCTTTTCAGCCGGGACGGATGCCGAAAGAATGTCGTACAACCCGGCCGCCAGTGTCGCGGTCGATTCGCCGAATTCCACCGACATCTGGCGAATGCTCGTCTTGAATCGATCCATGTGCTTGGCCGGTTCATCGAGCATGGTCGAAACATTCGCCATCTGTTGCTCGAAGTCGGCGAAAACCTTCACACCCGCCACGAACGGTGTCGCCATCACGCCGCTTAAAACCATCATTCGCTTGCCGATATTGGTAACCGACGCCGAGAACCCGCGAAGCTGTCGCTGGGCGGATTTCAGGCCACGCGCCAATGCGGAATTGTTGACGTACAACTCCACATAGGCGGCCCCGGCTTTGATGTCAGATGCGGCGGTCATGGCGGATTATTCTTCCTCGTTGAATTCGGTTTCAGTTTGTTGTTCCGCTTCGATGCGGCTGTTCCAATCGAACTTGTGCAGCGTCCAGCCGTCGTAACGGCCGATCCAGAACCAGCCCGCCGGGATCATCGCGTTACGCTCTTTGTCATAGACCGCGCCTTTGACGAACCCGCCGCAGGTGTCAGTGATCAGAATCGGCGCGTCCGGGTGCGGTTCGATCCTGGCTTTGAACATGCCGCTGCACCCGGTTATCGTTAGCAGCAGCCCAAATGTCAGTATCCAGCGAATCAACTGTTTCATGGTCGGCTCCAGTCTGTTTGACGGTATTGTTCTTGCGGATTTCCCGGCCGAGTGCCGGGATGAGTTTTGCCAGCACCCGGCCAAGAAAGTCCGCGAGTATCGCAAGGAAGGTTTTCACTTGCTCAAGCCTCCAAAGCGGTCGAGATCGGAATGTTTGATCTGGATGCCTTGTTTGATTTCCTCGACGAGTTTGTCGGAAGGCTGTTTGCCCTTGTTTGCTTCAGCGTAGGCGTCCAGTACGAACTTCAATGCGGCGTCGAGTTTGGCCAGTCCGGAGTTGGGTGTATCGTCGGGCACTTGCTTTTCCGCCAGCTTGATCCCCGTGATGATGCTGCCCTCGTACTTTTTCCACGCCTCCTGAAATGGATTCAGCTTGCTGGTCAGGAAGATGAAGAATCCAACGACAGCCGCCCAGGTGACGGCAAAGCCGAATCCGGAACTGAAGAATTGTCCGAGTGCGTTAATGATAGTTTCAGCGTTCATGGTTTTACCTTTCTATGAGTTTGAGTTTTCGTCTTTGCAGAACACGTCTTTGAGAATTCGAATATCCCTGCCTTTGATCACGCCCTTGGGTTTTTGGCTATGCGGGTTGAAATCACTGGGCGCGAAAGCCTTTCGTTTTTTCGGATCGCGGTGGATATTCGCCAGCAAGGTCATGGCGGCGGATGTGTGCTGCCAGTTATCCTTGCTCTTGGCTTCCGCCAGCCAGAGAAGCTCCCTTAAGGTGAAGCCCCATGGCTCGACGCCCGCGATGGCGGCAAGTTCAAAGCAGAATCGGTAATATCGTTCAGCGCGTCGTCGATCTGCTTGTCCAGCGCCGGATCGTCCAGTTTCGCCTCGGCATAGGCTGCCGCCTTGGCCTCCACCGCCCGCAGCTTCTCCAGTGCCTTGTGAAGAACCTGCCTTTTCGCCAAAGGGAAAAAATCGACAAGCTCCTCCAGCAACGCCGATGTTGCTGATTCAATCGCGTCGCCCGCCATCGCCTGTCCGAACTGCTCGTCGGTGATGTTTTGCGTGTCGGCTTCTGGTTTGCAGATCGCGTAAATCACGTCGCAGAGCAGAACCGGGTCGGTGGAGAGCTTTTCGAGCAGATCGCCTTCGACGGCTTCCATCAGGTTTATGTCCAGCAGAGTTTTGACCCGTTTGATCGCCGCGACATTGACCGCGACCGTCCACGCTCTGCCTGCGTTGTCTTTGAATGTTTTCATTGTGTTAGACCTTTCATGAATATTTCAGAAGTTAGACTCCGCTGCCTTCCACCCATGCCGGTGCGCGGGTTGAATAGGTCGGCTTGGCGGTTACGCTGACAGTGATCGCTTCTTCCAGCGGTTCGTTACGCGAGAAGTTAGTGATACTGAAATCCGCATCCAAGCCTTCGCCGTTTTCGTAATCCAGAATCGCCAGCGCGATGGGCGTGTTGTTGAAGTAGGCGTTTTTGATGGCGGTAAAACCGCTGTCGTCCGAGTCCCAGACCATCTCGAACTCGACGCTGCCCTCTTTGAGTGTGCCGACTGTCGCCCGCCAGCCCTGATTACCGCGCGTGGTCACATCCGCCTCGCCGGTTTCCAGGTTGAGCGTTACGTCCTTGACGTTAGTCAGTTCACTGGTCGCGGTCGAACCCGCCGCGCCGTGATAAATCTTCGCTTCCATTCCAAGTCTGATCGCCATGGTTCTATCTCCGTAAAGTTAGTGGTTATTTGATTGAGCCTGCCCACATGCGCGGCAGCCTGTCTTTTATCTTCATTAATGCCGGGCCCATCAGTGGCCGCTTTGGATAACGCTGTCCACGGTATCGCCCGCCAAACTCGTGAGCCGTCGCGCTGCGACCGACCACCGAATAGGTCGGGCCGATCAGGACACGCTGGCGGGCTTTCTCGACGCTGTAGCGCAGTGAGCGTTTGAGTTGGCCGAACCTCGTGTGCGGCGGCTGGCCGGGGTGTGACGCATTTTTCGACCTTCGGATACTTCGCCTCGCCGTCAATCGAATCGTCGCGCCAGCGTGACCAAGCGAACGGATGGATTTATCTCGCGTCGCCCGCTCGACCTTGCGATGATCGAAGGTGGATTTACTTTTCATCAATAACATCTTGCTGACCCTGTCTGATTTCATGTTTGGCTTGCAACTCCGCGCGACGGCGGTCGAGCTTCTCTTTGCGTGTAAGTTTGTCTTTGAGTCCCAGCCGTTTGATTTCAGCGTCGATTTCCGCCTTGGTTCCCGCCAACATGGTCTTGTCGGGATGGACGCCAAGTTTGCCGGTGTTCGGTTCTACTAGCTCGGTAATTCGCTCGCCGTCGTGAACAAGGACATATTGATCTTCATTGCCATCAGAGAGTTTGACCTGAACTGTTGTCGCTTGTATTTCTTTCATGGGTTTTGTTCCTTTAATTGGTGTAGACTGTCCAGCCGCGAGAAATAAGAGTCGCCTTCAACGCCAGACCATCCGGGTCGGACGGAGCGGCTGTGCCCGTGCCGTCAATCCGCAGGTAGCCATCATTTAGGCCATTGCCAACCACGTCGGATAAGATTTGATCCACTGCGGCCTGATCGAGCGGGCAATAACGAATGGAGATATAGTCGAGACTGTCGCAGCCAGTGAGATTCACATTCCCCAACGAATCGCAGTGATAAAGGTAAAGGTTTTCCAGCGGAGTATGATTACTGATGTCCAGCGCAGTAAAGCCATCACAGTAATTCAGTGATATTCGATTAAGGCTGGGGCAACTGGCGGTTGCCAGCATGGTAATACCGTCGCAGCTATTCAGATTAAGATTGCTTAATGCTGAGCATGTCGAAACCTCCAACTCCGTCAGAGAAGACAGCCCGTTAAGATAGAGATAACTCAGTCCGGTACAGCCGGTAAGGTTCACGGCCGTCACCGCTGTCGAGTATGAAACATCCAGCAATGTCAGATTGGTTTGGCCGTGGGCGTCGACGGAGGTCAAGTTGTAGTTGTCGTAGCAATAGCAATTGGTCAGACTGGGGATTTTCCAGAGAGTCAGTTCAACGAATCCGCAATAATAAAGGTTGAGATATTGAAGGCTAGGAACATCCTGCCACAGGAATTCCGTCAGATTCGCCTGATTTTCTAAATACAATTCAGATAGATTCGGCAGATTGATCGCATCAATTCGCTGGAGACTCACCATATAAGGAAATTGGAAGAAACTCCATTGTTCCATAGGCGGTTCACAAATGATCGGTTCCTGTTTCCAGACAGCCATCATCGCACCTCCACAGCCAGTTCGCGGAAGTTGACGCCGCTGGTAAGGTTTCGAGCTACAATGCGGCTGCCTGCGGGAATGCCACTGGGGATAACGATCTCGCGCCAATAGTTCGGGGGAATGATAAACGGCTTTTCGCCGCCGGTTTCATCGTCAATCGAAACCAACGCGCCGCCCGCCGCCACACGAATGAACACCACGCCGCTGTCGTGGCTAACATTTCCGGTTTGCGGGTCGGAATAAGTGTCGCTGCCAGTATCCCAGCAGAGCAATTCAGGCTTGCCTTTACCTTCCATCCCGCCGCGAACAACCAGCGCGCCGTTGTCATCCTGCAGCAAGTCGGTCGATTCAATTGGACGCTTTCGATAGCTCATAAAATCACCTTTAGAGTTAATGTCAGCACACTGGTGAACTGACGGTATTGCTCGATATGTTCCGGGGCGTAGACCGGCTCATTGGCGACCTTGACGCAGATCGCGTTTCCATATTCCGCCAGACGTTTGCCATCGAAATGCGTGGCGATTTCTTCAACAAGGCCGAGTAGCTCTTCCGCTTCGCTTTCGCCGGAGAATTTCTTCTGGATACCGATGTCGATCTGGACTTCGCGACCGCTTTCACCTCGGGCCAGACGGGTAAAGCTCTGGGCTTTCGGAACGACAGTGACCTTCAACTGGCGCATGTCCTTGAGTTCAAAGACCGGCAGGATCGACATTTCCGCTGTGAACGGAATTGAAAAGTCGGTGTCATTCAGTTCCGTTTTCACAGCGTTAGCGATTTGGGTGATCATTGACATCGTTTAACCTTTAGTTCACTAAAATTGTCGCAATCGCGGTGGTCAGTCCCGCCGCGACCGCTCCGACCAACAGCCAGATGAGTTTCGCCTGCGATTTGGCGGACTGTTCCAACCGATCCAGACGCACGATGATGCCGGGCTTGCCGTTACCGCGAATGGCGACATCGATCCGGTCGAGCTTCTCGAAAAGAATGTCGAACTGCTGTTGGCAATGTTTTTCGTTGTCGCAATATTCAGTCATTTTCGTTTCCAGTCTGCCTTGTATGAATTCGTAGCGTCTGGCGGTTGATGTCCGAGTACCGCCAATCCGGCTGACCGGCTGGACTCATCACCTCATAGACAAAACCACCTTCGATGATCTTGTCGCCAGCGGTGGGTGTGGTGATCTGGGTGTCAAAGACCAGATCACACGCCCGAATCAAAAAGTCCCGCGACTCGATCTTCGTGATCCGTCCGTAATTGTCGGTGGTCTCAAAGATCGTTCTGCCGATGGTAGCTTGGAGTGTCAGCGCGTTTTCGTCCCGCTGGTATTCGACCTCGACGGTCATGTGCGTGTGTCGCTGACGCCCCAGCCAATCGGCCCCTTTGCTCATCACGCTCATTGCGAGAGCCTTACCTGAACGGTCGCCTCGTCATCACTGGCGGCGAGAATGGATTTACCGAGGAACTTATTCGCCCCCGACGCATCGTCAGTCGTCGCCAGAAGATTAACCGCGTCCCAGTACACCTTCGCGCCAACGGCGATGGCCTCACCGCTGCCGGTTGCTTTGGGCATGGCGAACACGCCGGTAAGTGCCAAGGCTCCGAGGGTGTTGGCTTTGATGTCGAGTTTGGCGATGCCGATCAGGTCTTCCTGCACGACCACATCACCGGCGGATACATCGCTGGTCGGAACATAGTTGATCGCGTCGCCTCGTTGTTTGAAAATCGCTGTCATGGTTTTGTCTCCGTAATTTGAAGGTTCTTGAAATTCCTGTTGTGCAAGTGATTACTCGCCGTCAGACTTCAGCAGGCCGCGCCAGTCCTGTTCGCGGATGCCAAGGTCGAAATAGACTCTGAACCACATGCCCAATGTGTTGAAATCGGTGTTGCCTTTCTCGATGGTCGGGGTGCGTTTTCCCTTGAGGTAGCCGATCTCGAAGGTGTCGACCTGATTGGGGTCGCCAAACAAGTACCAGCCGCTCTCGGAGTTGCCGGTGTAGTTGGCGTTAGTAAGGTACGGGCTGGAAATCACCGTCAGGTTCTCATCGGCCAAAGCGTTCAGCGCGGGCATCAGTGTGGGACTCGCACCGCTGGTGGCGTCACCGCCAGAGACGATGAGCTGGCTGCCGCGAGTCAGACGAATCGCGTCGTGCTTGAGGCCGGTCGGGACGAGCAGGAATTTCGGCTCGACACTGATCGGCTGACCGTCGGCGTCGGTCTGATCCAGATACATCGAGATCGCCAGGGACAATGATTCGTGATTCAACTCGCTGTCCGCTCCGGTCAAAAGGTTCTTGTGGCCGGTGTGGAACAGCTTTTTGCCGTCACCTTGGGTCGGATTGGAAAGCAGCCGCTGGAAGAAAAGCTGATCGATCAGACGGGCCGCGCGATTACCCATCGAGGTCGGGAACTTCATAAACGCGCCCAGATCGTCGTTGATGATCATCTTGCGGGTCAGCACAAATTTCTTGCCGTAGGTGTCGAGCTGGTTGGTGGCTTTGTCTTCGCGGACAGAGCCGTCCTTGATCTCGCCATCGGCGGCCACCGGCTCCAGATCACCCACATCCGTCAGGCGGAATCGCTGGTTTTCTTTGAAGTCGTTCAGATCGCCCACGCTGCAGAGTTTTGGAGCGATCAGCGGCTGGGATTCAAAGGCTTTGAGCATCCGCTTGTTGGCGACATTGGAGAGAATGCCCGGCAGGGATACCGTGCTGAACGCCGCCTGAATCAACCCGGTATCGCCGTCAGGAACGGCCATCCCTTCAAGGCGAACGCATTCCGCCAAAACGTCGGGTAGGCTCTTGCCGCGAATCCTGTCGGCGGAATCAACCACCTGTTCACCGTAGCTGGCCAGCAAATCATCACCGGACAGGCCAACTCGCATACAGAGAGCAGCTTCCAGCGTGTTGCGTTTGGTACGGCTATCCGCTTGTGGCTTGACGGCGATGTTCACGTCAGCCATCGGGCGCGCGTCACGGATCGCCTGCAGGACGGCTGCACTGGCGCGTTCGGTTGTCCATCCTTCGGAGATGGCCTTGACCTGAATAGCGTCATGCTCACCCATGCAGATCTGGGTGATCGCTTCGACCCGCTTGCGTTCGTCGGCAATGGCCTTGGCGGTGATGTCCGCTTCGGCCGTTACAGTCTCAATGGGTTTTGTTTCAGAGTTGGTGCTTTTATCGTTCTTGTTTTCGTTGTCCATAGCGGTTTCCTTTGAGTTTGTGGATTGATTTTCAGCGGTAAGCTCACCTGTCAGATTGAACATGGCCGCCACGTGCATTTTGGTTTGAACGTCCGCGCCAACGGCGACAACGGACACCTCACGAAGTGTGGCGGTTTTGACGTGATAGAACGGTGCTTCGTGCGTTTGGCCGTTGATTTCGCGGGAACCGGCCTTGACGAATTCGCTGGCTGTGACTTCCGCTCCAATCGAGAGCTGCCAATCCGCACCGGCCTTGGCCTGCTCGACAATCCCGCTGGCCGTTCCGCTGGCGGAAGTGATCTCGCCCTCGATCATCAGCACGCCGTCTTCGATTTTGGCGGCAACCTGACCGACACGAGCGGCGGTTCGGTTTTCGTGGTTGGTCAGTAATGGCACGTTGGCGGGTATCGCCAAACCCGACAAATCGACCACAACCGGATGCTTCCATCCGGGCAGATTCATCTTGCCGCCGGAATAGGCGATGCCCATTACCTTGGGGTTGGTGGCTTTTTCATTGCCATCTGCGGCAGCCTCGATCATCAAGAATTCGGTTTGTTTATCCATTTGCTTTGTTCTCCGTAGCTGAAGGGTTGTTTTTATTGAGGTCATCGCTGCCAAGACCAAGCTCACGCATCAGAGTTTTTTCGCGGGCGATCTGGTGGAGTTCTTCTTCCCAATCACGGCCTTGACGGGCGTATTCGTAGGCGAGCGTGGTGGTATTACTTGCAAGGCGGAGCTTCTGGGCGTTGGCTTCCTTGTAGGGATCAACATGCTCCATCCCGTCCCAGAACCACTGGTGCGGCGGCAGGATTCGGCTGACGGGTTTGTTTGACGCCAGCAGATACTCCGTCAGCCAGATGTGCAGAATCCGATCCAGAACCGTCCGGGCGATAAAATCCTGATCGACCCTGATCGCCTTGAAATAGGTTTGGTGGTCAAGCCGACCGGACGAGTAGTTGTAGCCAGAGGAATTGCCAGCCGCGATGTTGTACGGCATGTTCAGGCAACGAGCGATTTCGTTAAGAATCTCGTGTTTGAATTCGGCGTAGGTCGTTGCGGGTTGTTCGGGTTGAAGCTGGCTCATCTTCCAGCCGCCCGGCATGGTGAGCAGCATATTTCGCTCAAGCTCGATCAAGTCCATCGGTTCGACAGCGTCGGCTTCACCGGATGCGGGCGCGTCGGTGTAGAGAATGCCCGCGAAATTGGCGGCGGATTCAGCGGCGGTGATAACCGCCAGCGTGAACCGTCGCAGTTGCGCGAATAGCGGCAAGGCCGGAGTGATCTCCGGAATCCCGCGATGTAGTTGCGGCCGATCCGAGCGGAAGCAGTGAATCATCGCGTTGGCGGGAATAATGTTCGCGTCGTCACTGACGCTGAACGATTGCCCGCCGGGATGCTTTTTCAAAACGCGATAGCTGACAGGGTTGCCGTGTTCGTCGAGTTTGACGCCGTCGATGTCGTTGTCTTTGTGTGTAAAAGTCAGTTCGCCAGCCACCTGATCCGCTTCGATCAGCTGCACATCCATCTGGATCGCGTGGTTGATCTTGGGGTTGGCCATCAATAGTGCGAAGGATTCACCGTCTTGACAGCGTGCCATCCGCATTGTGCGGAGCTTTTCCGGTAGGCCGACAGCGTTTGACCATGCGGTAAAATCGCGTTCGACTTGACGGTTCAAGTCGGTGTCGTCGCTGAGCAGTTGCAGTCGCGGGCCGGTGCCGATGGTGTCGTTGGCAATCGTCAGGACGATCCCGCGAGCGTAGGAATTGTTGGCCACTTCATAGCGGCTGCGCTCACGCAGCTGGCGGCGAACTTCCGGCGAAGCGGCAAGGTCGGCGGAGAATCCATCGGCGGCCGCCCAGTGCTTTTGATTGTCATGGGTGGTCTGCGCGGCGTCGAATCGTCCCCGCACGAAATTCAGCCCGTGCCGCTGGCACCCTCGCCAGAAACCGCCATGGGCCGATTGGCTCTGCGAGTCATTTCGCCGGAACAAGCTGGTAAAATTGTTCAACAGTCCTGCCACGCCTTTACGCTCCCGACGCCTTCATTTTGCCAATGCGAACTCCCAGCCCTTTGCCTTGAGTCGCCTTCTTGGATGCCAAATAGCGATCCGCCTCGATCTGGTCTTTGAGCGAATGCTGCTCGACCTCGCCGCTATCGCCCCGAACCCGCTTGGGCTCGGTAGCGTTTTGTTCTATGGATTGCTGAAGTTCATCCGTCATATTCGTTATCCTTAAAAATGAGCCTGTTTTACTGGCCCATTTATTTCTTACCCGGCGCGTAGGCCAACTGTCGGAGAGGGGATAACTTTTTTGGAAAAACCCACAGGGAAGGATTTAACGGCGGGAATCGCGTTTGATTTCCGAGAGCTTCAAACGCTTGGTCACGGGCTTGGCGATTTCCTGTGTGCCGGGCAGAATTGCCCCTTGAATGCTGGCAGCGACCGCGCAGCCGACAATACCATCGAACCAGTGGTTGTCGTGAGCTTCGGGCCGGAGCTTCCATTCGTCAACGGTTCGGCCACGACCGGAGGTTTTGACGCGATACTCTGCGGTGAGATGTTCGGCGAAAAGCTGATGACGTGCCGGATCGCGTCCGAACAGCGAAAGGCAACCCCGATCACCCATCACCGCCGCCAATCGGGCGTGAATGAATGATTTCCAGTAGTTGGTGTCATACAGAACATGGCGGATCGCCCGCTTGCCGTGGACATTTGGAATCCGCCAGTTATGGCCAACCCGGTCACCACGCTTCTTCTTGTATTCGGCAAACGGCGTGCTGGATGCCCCGACATAGCGACCGTGACTTGGATACAAAACCGCCGCATGATGCGATTGACGGCAGAACTGATAGACCACATCTGTCGAGGTTCCCCAGTTGGCATCGATCAGACAGCGGTCAATCTTCATCATCGCGCCGTCGTCACGTTTCCATTCTTTGGAGAGATACTCACCCGTCAACGTTTCAAGTCCGGCATAGATCGAGCCTTCCAGCCCCGCTCCTTTCTTGACATCCAGCAGAGTTGGACGGGCATCACGGAGCGTAAAATATCGCCGACGCTGATTTGGGTAAGCTCCGTAATCGACCACATAGCCAGTAAAGTCCGATTCCCACGCCGCGACAACATAGAACAGCAACTTACCCTGTACATCGATAAACATCGTCAGGTGGTTACAGCCTATTGGAATCTCGCCGATCTTCTGACCGTTGAGCTTCTGGGCGATCTCATCGACGGTAAGCTGCTCATCTTCGCCGACATTCTCCGGCAGAGGTTCGTTCTGATATTCAGCCCAAAACGCCGTCTCGTCCTGCAATTTCAGGTTCATCGCGTGCTGGATCGCGGACGCCTCATCATGATTGAATCGCGGCAGCCAGGCTACTTTCGCTCCGGCGTCCATCGCTTGCTGATTGGCTCTGTAAAACGCGGTGGCCTCCCGCAGATCACCATGGGCACGCAAGCTATCGGCTCTAATTTCGGCGTAGCGATCCCAGAGCTTTTCATCGTCGGGAAAGGCGTAGACCATTTTGGTTCGCTCGCCGTTCCATTCGGGATGTTTTTCCGTATCGAGAATCCGGTCGGCCATATCGCCGGGACGGATCACGGTACAGGGCATGATGCCGCTGATTTTCTGCCCCGGCCCGGCGAGCCCCAGCACCGCGCCTGCGAGAATACGTTCACGGTTGGCACACTGGCTAAGCGAGCGGGCCGATTCATCGGTCTGCGGGTCGTCGAGAATAACCAGCGAAGGCCGAACCGTCTGACCGTCGGGACGCTTGAACTTCATGCCGCGAATGCGACCTGTAATTCCCGCCACACGAATAACCGCGCCCGAGGCGGGCGAACCTTCAATCGTCGGCAAAACTACTTCGTTGGCCGTCCAGCTGATTTGCGTGCGATTACCTTGGTAAAGTTGACCGCCGCAGCGGTTGGCGATTCCCTCGAGACAATGGATCGGATAACAGATCGCCGGAAAGTCTTCCAACAACAGCTCGTTGGATTCCAGCTCCGCCTTGATCGAATCAAGCATACTCAAGGCGTGGCCTTCATCACTGCCGATGAGCGTCACAAAATCACGGTGTCCATAAACCATCGCCCAAAGACATGCTGTTTCCGCAAGGGTTGATTTACCACTCCCGCGAGGCATGGCCATCGCGAACAAGCCACCATGCAAGACGGCCTGCTCGATTTTGGCGATTACGCGAAGGTGATCATCCGACCATTCAAGGTTGAAGGTCAGTGGAAAGTAGCTTTCACAAAATAGCCGAAAATTGTCGCGGCACTCTTCCATCCGCTTGGAATCAATCACCGCTGGCAGTTCGCCGATATCCCGTCCCGCCTGCGACAATGCGGCGTTGCGGGCGCGAGCGGCTTCCTTCATCGCCTCGTAATCACGAGCTTCGGTTTCTGTCTTCTCGCGGTGGCGTTCATCCACCAGCCACGCCAGATACTTGAACAGGTTCACCGTCCTGCCATCCGGCGAAATACGAAAGCCCGCCTGCTGGCGATGCCTGAAAACCTTGGTGCCCTCGGCGACCGTGCCAAGGCTGGTCGAATTCAGCAGCCGCACCAGTTCGGATGGTTTGAGTTGGGTCGGATCAATCGCCATAGCCCATCTCCCGAACCAGCCAGGCGGCGTATTCGATCATGTTGATTGTGCCATCGGCCGCCACCGGCGCACCGGCTTCGATGTCGGCGGCGATGGTTTCGTCAGAAACTTCCCGCGAGCCGGATTTTCTGAGGATTTCAGCCAGCTTTTGCGGCGAAATCGCGGTGATTTTGGGAGTTTCTTCGGTCATATCTCTTGCACCGTCCGCGAGTTGTGTAATTGTTGTAAATGACTGCGGAATAATGACTTAACTGCCTTGATAAATGCGTGTTTTGATGTAATGTGTGACTGTTGAATAAAGAACGTAAACCCTTGAACAGAAAGGACATAGCGATGGATAAGACTGAAAGACAAAACGCCAACCGCCAGAAGATGCTGGCGGAACTTCGCCGGGCAAGAAATGACATCGCCGCCTTGACCGACTGGATGGAATTGCAACTTGGGCACTACAGCGACGAGGAAATCGCCGATTGCCCCGAAACCTTTAACTGGGGCAGCGTCGGAACACTCAAAGAGGTGCGAATCCAACTGATGGATACGCTTCGATTCTTCGCCGGGTTTGAGACCACCGAAGAACTGCAGAACTCGCTCGACGACCTCAACGGGGATAACGAATAACCGCCCGATGGGCAGAAAGGCAAAACCATGCGAATTACAAGAATCGAAATGGAAGGACTCGACGGCCATTACGCCATCGCCAGTAGAAAACGAAACAGCAACATTATTGAGGTGGAGATTCTTCTGCCTGATTACAACGAGACCTTCACCATTCCGGCGGCAGACGATGAGGCACGCTTGCGGATGGGACAGACACTTCGAGATAAGCTCGAAGCACCGAGCAACAACAACCTTCTGCCATACGAGTACGCGATGGAGCTGCAGCGTCTGGCAGGACTTTAACCAAGAAAGGACAGAACCATGAACACGAGCAAAATCAGAATCGGCCAGACGTATCAGATGCGAATCGGCAAAAACACCTCTGAAGTGCGAATCGTGGAAGAGCATCCCGACGGCGGCTGGATTGGCGAAAGCGTCAAAACAGGAAAGGCCATCCGTATCAAATCGCCTGAGCGAATTGTTACGGATATTGGCGAAAAACCCGCCAAGGCGACCAAACCTACCAAAGCCGAAAAACAACGCGACACTGGCGAACCTGTGGCGACTGTCGCCAAAACAGACCGCAAGCCACTGTCGCTTTTGAACGCCGCCGCTATTGTTCTGGAAGCGTGCGACAGGCCGCTGTCCTGCAAGGAGATTATCGAAAAGGCCATCGACGCTGGCGTCTGGGAACCCAGCGCGGGCAAGACCCCGGCCAATACGCTTTATTCGTCCATTCTCCGTGAGATTGCCAAGAAGGGAGCCGACAGCCGGTTCGTCAAAGCCGAGCGGGGAAAATTCAAATTGTCTTCTTGATGCGACCACATTATTTCCCTCTACCTTGCCTCGATATACATTCTTCGAGGCAATTCTTCGGCCTGATAAAACGCACCGGCAGATTCAACTCTTTGGCGATGGCGATTTCCGCCTTAACGCCAATCGATTCCTCCCAGCCGTCCAATTGCAGCACCACTAGCTCATCGCAGCGCTCAAGCATGGCGCGGTCATACCGCCGCCAGAACGCCCAGTCGCCGGGCAAGTCGTAGGCCGCGATTGGGTGTGTATGTGCAATCGGGCTGAAGACCAATTTCCCCTCTCGCATCATCTCCGCCGCCTGTTGGCAGACAGCTTGGAAACGCTGCTCCTGAATTTGCCTGTCGGGATGTGAATACGGCGAGGCGAGATAGATTAACCGCATGGAACCGCCTCAACCGCTGGTGTGAGTGTTTGCCAGTCGCAGCCCTCGCCGTGAACAAACTCGGCCCAACGCTTACGAATCACATCGCAGTATGGAGGGTCGATTTCCATCAGATAGCCGTTGCGTCCGGTCTGCTCACAGCCCATTAACGTCGAGCCGCTGCCGCCGAACAGGTCGAGGATGTTTTCGCCTTTCTTGGATGAATACTGAATCGCCAGCACCGCAAGCTCGACCGGCTTTTCGGTCAGATGGATCATGCTCTGCGGATTGACCTTCTTGACCTCCCACAAATCACGGGCGTTGTTGGGGCCAAAGAAACGATGGGCCGCCCCGGATTTCCAACCATAGAAGCACCACTCGTGCGCGCCCATGAAATCCTTGCGGGTCAGCACCGGGTGCATTTTGTTCCAGATAATCGCCTGGCTGAAGTACAGTTCGTGTTTTTTCAGGAACGGTGGATAGTTGCCGCAGTTGGCGTACCCGCCCCAGATGTAGAATCCGTGGCCGGGTAGAAGCACACGAGCGATATTGCCAAACCAGCCGTCGAGCAGCTTGTCGAACTGCTCATCGCTGACAAAGTCGTTCTCCAGCGGACGGTCTTTGGGACGCAGCTTCTTGTGGGTCGCGTGGGCTTTTTCCGGGTGGCGTTCGACGTCCATCTTCTGGTGATGCGTCATGCCGCCGTTGGCGGGAAAGCTCGACAAACCAGCGGCGATGGCGTTGTTGCTGCGCGGTTCAACTTTGACGTTATACGGCGGATCGG